AAAGCGGTCGAGGCGTCCTGGACCGGCCGCGCTGCGTCTTTTGTCGATCGCGTGGTCGGCGTTTTCGATCCTGCTCGAGCATTTAAGCGTCAGCAGCTGCGTTTCGCACTTTCCGGTGCTTACGCCGGCGCCGGCGGCAATCGGCTGCTCGGCGGCTGGTCGACCACCAGCGGCAGCGCTGACGCTGACATTCTCGACGAGCTGCCGGAGCTCCGCGCACGCTCGCGAGAGCTTCTGCGAAATGACGACGGCGCAAACGCAATCGTCGAAGCATTTCTGACCAACGTGATCGGCTGCGGAATGCGGCCGCAATCTCGAGTCAATCCGGCCGAGGTCGGAATGACCGAGGACGAGGCGGCGTTGTTCCAAGAAGCCGCCGAGCGCGCGTTCAAAGGCTGGTGCGACGAGGCGGACGTTACGGGCTGCGACGACTTTTATGGTCTCCAGCGGCTTATGCTCCGCAGCATTCTTGAGAACGGCGAGGTGCTTGTCGTTCCGCGGTACTTAAGCGAAGCGGAGCGCCGGCGACCCGGCCGCGAGTATTCGCTCGCGCTGCAACTGATCGAGTCCGACCGGCTCGACACGCCAAGCGGCCTGATCGCGTCGCGAGCTCCCAATGGCAACGAGATCCGCGGCGGCGTCGAGATCGACACGCTCGGCCGGCCGGTCGCGTACTGGATTCGCAAAAAGCATCCGGGCGATTTTGTCCACGGCACGCACACTGGCGCCGAAGAGTACGACCGCGTGGCAGCGTACGACATGGCCGGCCACCCGCGCGTGCTGCACCTGTTTCCGCGGCTTCGCGTCGGACAGACCCGCGGCGTGCCGCTGCTTGCACCGGTGCTGGGCAAGTTCCACCACTTGAGCGAGTACATGGAAGCCGAGCTCGTCGCAGCTCGAGTCGCTGCCTGCTTCGCGGCGATCGTCACACAGACCGCAAGCGGCACCGCAAACTTCAGCGCGCCGGCAACTGGCGTCGGCCCGGACAACGAGCCGCTGGCCGAGCTTTTCCCCGGCATGATTCACTATTTGCGGCCCGGCGAATCTGTCGAGCAGCTCAACCCTTCGCGACCGGGTCAGCAGTTCGCTCAGTTTGTCGAGCGTACGAAGCGCGACCAAGGCGCGGGGGTAGGGCTGCCCTACGAGGTCGCAACGCTCGACTTTTCCAAGACCAACTTTTCCAGCGCACGCGCGGCACTGATCGCAGCGCGGGCACGTTTCCAATGCGTCCAACGCTGGTTTGCTTGGTCAGCTTGCCGGCCGATCTACGCGCTCGTCATGCGCGAGGCATTGCTGCGCGACGAGCTGCCAGTGCTCCAGCTTGATCGCGCGCTGCTCGGCGCTCGCTGGATCGGACCGGCCTACCATTTCGTCAGACCCGATCAGGAAGTCCGTGCGTCGCTTGATGCGATCGCTGGCGGACTGTCAACGCACGCCGACGAAGCCGGCGCGCTCGGCCGCGATTGGGAAGAGGTCTTTACGCAGCGTCAGCGCGAAGAGCGCAAGCGCACCGAGATGGGCTTGTCGTTCGGTGACACCGACGCGTTGCAATCAGCCGAGACCGAAGACGAAGAGACAGACGCGCTCGAGCGCGAGGATCTGCGATGAGCAAAACACGAAAAGTGCCCGTCGATGCGCTGCGGTTTCGGGGCGGCATGAATGCAGTCGCAATAGAAACCGACAGCAATGCGCCTCAGCAGTTCCGCATGGTCGCGAACAGCGGGCAGCCGATGACCGGGCACTGGTATTGGGGGACGCTCGCGGTCGACCTGGCAGGGCTCAACGTGAGCTCGCAGAGCAAACCCGTGCTGCGCGATCACGACACCGGGCAGGTTGTCGGCGTGACCGACACGATCGAGGTCACAAACGAGGGGCTGGCCGTCACTGGCCGTTTTACCGAGGCAACCGAGGCAGGCCGCGAGGCTGCTGCGCTCGCCGCTGACGGGTTTCCCTGGGAGGCGTCAATCTTCGCGCCACCGTCGCGGCTTGAGGAGATCGAAGAGGGCAGAAGCGCCGAGGTCAACGGCTACCAGCTAGCCGGCCCGGCGACGATTTTTCGTGAGGCTGAGCTCAACGAGGTCAGCTTCACGGTTTTCGGTGCGGATCGTCGCACAAGAGCGGAGGCAATGTCGGACTCCGGCCAGACGGTCGACGTTCCGGCTAGTGGAGGAGACATGGACAACAACGAAATGAACACCGAGCTCGAGGCGGGCGCGGTTGAGGAAACGGTCGAGTCGGCCGAGCTCGAGGCGACAGCTTCGGAGCCGCAGGTCGATACGGTCGAGGATGAAGAGGCAGGCGCCGAGCAGTTCAGTGCGGAGACTGACGTGGCCGCAGCGCTGAGCGCAGAGCGGGCGCGGGTCGCAGACATTATCGCTGCAAAGTTCGAGGGGCAGGACGCGCTGGTTGCGAAGTTTGTCGCAGCTGGGACGCCTGCGGTCGAAGCGATCAGCGAGCTGCGTGCGGCAGAGCTGTCTCGGCTTCGATCCGATCAGGCGACGCCGAGCGCGAGCGAGGACACCAGTGTCCCAGAGCCGACCGACGCGTTCGGCAAGTGGCGCAGCGACTTCGACAAATCGGCTGAGCTGCAAGCCGAGTTCGGCAGCGCCGATGCTTACGCGCTGTTCATGGCTGAAGAAGAGGGCCGCGCGTAAGCGGCAGGAGGAGAGTAAGAGATGGCTGCACTCACAGACGATCGACGCATCACGCGCGTCACTGGCGATTACTCATCGCACGGCGTGAAAGCGTCCACGACAATCTACGCCGGCGCGTTCGTCGGCGACGACGGCTCAGGCTGGGCTCGAGGACTCGCCGCTGCGGACCCGTTCCTGGGCATTTCGTACGAGCGCGTCGACAACAGCGCTGGCGCCAACGGCGCCAAAAGCGTGCGCGTCGAGCGCAGCGGCAGGATTCTGCACGCTGTCACGGGCGCAACAGATCAGTCGAGCGTCGGCACCGCGGTTTACGCGTCCGACGATCAGACCCTGACCACGACCAGCACGTCGAACACGCTGATCGGCACGATTGACTCATGGGATACGGCCGCGGGCCTGCCTGTCGTCCAGTACGACTGCGTCGCGACTGACTGACCCGGCTGAGCTGAGGAGAGGAAGAGGAAGATGGCAAATCTGTCAAACATCACATCGCGCGGCATCCGTGGCGCGATTCTTCAGGGGCTCGCTGCGCAGCCCGTCGAGCCGTGGCTCGCTTCGGTCGCGCGACGGGTCACGAGTGACCAGGCGATTGAGACCTATGCAGACATCGGCACGACGCCGGTCATGCGTGAGTGGGCCGGCGGTAGGCAGCCCAAAGAGCCGCGCGAGATCTCGTTTCAGATTGCAAACGTCGAGTACGAAGCGACCGTGCAGATTCCTTACAAGGACATCCGGCGCGCTCGCGGCAAGATCGACGGCGGCAGCAAGCTGGACCCGTACATCAACGGGCTCACGACTCGAGCCGCGCAGCACTTCAGCAAACTCGCGACCGACCTGATTGTCGCCGGAGAAAGCACCGCCTGTTACGACGGGCAGTTCTTCTTCGACACCGATCACAGCGAGGCCAACAGCGGCACTCAGTCGAACGACCTGAGCGTCGACATCAGCGCGCTGCCGACGCAGGTGCACGGCTCGGCCGTCACCGATCCGTCGCCGGGTGAGTTCTCTTACGCGGCGATGGAGGGCGTCATCGCTCTGCTCGGATTCAAGGACGACGAAGGCGAGCCGTCCAACGAGGACGCTTCGAGCTTCGTCGTGCATTGCCCGCTTGGGCTGTACGCCGCGGCGCGCGTCGCGATGGGAAACACGATGGGCGAGTCGGGCGGACCGAATCCGCTGACGAGCACGCAGGACAACTTCACGATGCAGCTCGTACCGTCGGCTCGGCTGACGGCTGCTGGCTGGACCGACAAGTTCGTTGTCTATCGTGCCGACGGCAACGAGCGCGCTGTCATTCTCCAAGAGGAGGAAGCGCCGCGCACGTCCGCCAAGGCTGAGAACAGCGAGTTCTTCCACGACAACAACGCCTGGGAGTTCGGCATCGCGGCCAGCCGCGCCGCCGGCTACGGCGATTGGAAGCAGGCCTGTCTCATCACGCTGGTCTAATGGCGACGGGTCGAAAGAAGACCGGAAACGCGGGCGGAGCAGGATCAGTTGAGCTGGTCCTGCTCCGTCGGCGAATCATCAACGGCAGGCAGTTTGAGGCGGGTGACGTGCTTGGCACGGTCGAGCTTGCTGACGGCGTGACGCCGGACAAACTCGAGCTGTGCTGCCATGCCCGGCAGGCGATCGTTCGCGAGAACGACAAGGCGCCGGCAGCGCCGAAAACTGCGGCGAAGGGTAGCAGCAATGCGACGCTTTCTTCGGATTTTTCGGCGCAGGAGGACTGAACCGATGGCTGATCTTGAGATCAGATTGCAGACGCAAGCCGTCATCTCAGGCGTGCTTCGGCAGCCTGGCGTGCGAATCGGCAGCGTCACGGTCGCAGATGGAGTCGACAGCGACTTCCTTTGCAGCGCGTTGTCCAATGGGGTTGCGGCGATTGTAGTCGACGAGCCTGCGGCCGAAGAGCCGACGCACTACACGAGCGGACTCGACGAGGACGACGAGTAGATGACGTTTCGCGCCCAACAGGTGCTCGACGCTGCGAACGCGCTGTGTAACCCGGCTGAGTTCGGGGAGTCGCTGAGCTACACGCCCAGCGGCAGCGGCGCGGTGACGGTGCGAGCACTGGTTGAGCGACCGCAGAAAGGCGCCGACGCGCAGGACAACAACCGGCTCGAGCGAGCTGTTGTTGTCACGATCAGCAAGTCGGCGAGCTTGGGCGTGGCGTCGGTCACGGTGGGTGGTGACAAAGTGGCTGTGCAGGTGCCGATCGGCGCCACGTCTCAAAATTACCGAGTCACGGAGCTGCTGTACGAGGACGACGCGGTCTTCCGGCTGCGAGCGGTGCGCTGATGGCTGAAGTTTTTGCAGACATTCGCGGCGAGCAGTCTCTGCTGCAAGCACTCGGGCTTGTGCCGTCGCGCCTGCGCGTTGAGGCCAAACGCGAAATGGCTGGCCGCGACGGGCTTGGCGTTGAGTACAAGCGCGCGATTGCGAAAACCGGCAGGCCGTCTCGAGGCAGCAAACGCGGCTTTGAAAAATGGCTTTATTCGCTGCGCAACAAAGAGGCCGCAAACCAGCTGTCGCATGATGTGCGTGATTCAGGCGAGCTCGACGACCTGACGCTGGCTGTCGGCACGCGGCCGGCGGCGGCGATTGCCGAGAAGGGCGGCGAGATCACCGCAGGCGGCAGCGACAAGCTGCTGATCCCGCTCGGCGCGACGCAGACAAAGCGCCGAAATGCGCGGCGCCTGGTCAGCGTCAGCAACGACGCGTTTGTCGTGCAGCAGCGCGGGCCGAACGGCCGGACGTTTCTGGCTGTGCGCGATCGCAAATTGCGGACCACGACGCGGAAACGCGAGGACGGCGGCCGCGATCGTTTCTTTTTTGCTGGCGAAGACGAGGACGGGCTCAACATCCTGGCCGAGCTCGTCGATCGGGCACGACGCAAACCAGGCAGACTGGACTTTTTCGGCGCTGTGGCGCGCATGGCCGCGACGACCGACAAACGGATGCAGCGCGCAGCCGACAGGGCGCTCGAGTCGCTCGACGGATGATCCGACATGGCGACAGTGCTCGAGGACATTCTGGCGGATCTGACGACAACGCTCGCAGGCGTGACGGTGGCGAACGGATACGCGAACACGCTGACGACAGCGCGCAGGTTCGACATCGACAACAGCCGCGCAGATGTCGACCCGCCGTACGCCGAGGTGTCGCTGTTTCGCAACGACATGGTCGAGGAGCGAATCAACGGCATTGTTTCGTGGGCGTGCGAGATCGAGGTAGGCGTCTGGGCGCTGCACAACAAGACAGCGAATCCCGAATCGACCGACGCATACATCGCGTCACTGATGACCGATTGCGCCCGGGCAATTCTTGCGGACCGAAAGCGAAACTCGAACGCCAAGAACACGATTCTCGGCGTGACAGAGAAGGTGGACATAGTCGAAGGCTATCCGTTCCAAGGCTTTATCATGCCGGTGTTTGTCAATTACAGGACCGCGGACGCGGACTTTACACAGGCTTACTGATGGCCGCAGCGTTGCCAATCGAGCCGGACTTTGCGCTGCCAGCGGTACACCGCGCGCCGGCGCTGCAAACCGAGGGTGCCGGGCTGCGTCAGCGACGCAGGTTGGGGCTCATCGTGGAGCGCGAGTGGCAGCTTGAGTGGAACGCGCTCGAGGACACAGAGCGCGACAGTTTGCGCGATCACTGGGTCGACCGCTTGGGGTCGATCCGTAGTTTTACGTGGCAGCCGCCGAACGTCGGCAGCGCGATCAACGTCAGATTTAAGAACGACGAGTTCGCGTGGCGTCAGACGGCGGAAGGATACTCGGCCCAGGCGACTGTGGTTGAGGTTGTGTAGTTGAGGAGGCGAGAAACGCTATGGGTTCTATTCGTAAACGCGTACTAGCGGTCAAAGAAGAGACGACCGAGGGTACAGTCAACGCGCCGGCTGCGGCTGATGCGAACATTCTGATCTACGAGACGCGCAGCAACGCAGAGGTGCCGTTCTTTGATCGGCGGCCGGCAGAGGCGTCATTCTCGCCGCGGCCCGGCATTCCCGGCGGCAAGGGCGGTAACATCACGGGCCGTTTTGAGCTGCGCGGCAGCGGCACGGCAACGACCGCTCCGGGATGGTTCAATCTGCTTGAGCAGTGCAACATGGTGGCAGTCGATCTTGAGGCTATTCCGATCGGCGCGATCACGAGCGGCCCGTTCGTCGCTGGCGAAACGATCACCGGCGGCACGTCAACTACGACGGCCATCGTCGCTTGGGATGCTGCCGACGGTGACCCTAATGTTTACGTTCACACGGTTTCCGGCACGTTCAGCGCCGAAGCGCTGACAGGCGGCACCAGCGGCGCAACCGCAAACAGCAGTGGAGACGCAGTGCTCGTGGGCAAGGGCGTCCGACCCTCGAGCTCGCGCGGCACAGGCGACGGCGGCTCCGCAACTGTCGACGTGTACAAAGACGGACTGCTCGAGCGTTACCGCGGCTGCCGCGGCACGTTCCGCATCGCCGCGCAGGTCGACGAGCCGGGATTCGTCGAGGTCACGTTCCAGGGCGCGTACGTGTCGACAACCGACACCGCGCTTCTCGGCGGCATCACGCACGAGACCACGCTGCCTCCGCTGGCCGAAAACATCGGCCTGACGATCGGCGGGTACTCCCCGGATCTGACAACGCTCGGGCTCGACTTTGGAAACAACCTGTTCCTGAAGAAGTCGATCAACGCTGCGAACGGCGTGAAGGCCGCGCGCATCACCGGCCGAACGCCTGGCGGTGAGCTTGACCCGGACTTTGTGACCGTCGCGTCGCATGACTTCATGGGCCGCTGGACGGCGGGCACTGAGGCTGCGCTCCAGTGTCAGTTCGGGACGACCGCGGGCAACCGCGTCCGCATCGTCGCGCCGTCGACGCAGTACGCGGAGATCGGCGACGGCGACCGTGACGACGAGCACATCGCGCAGGCGCGGCTGCGGCTCAACCGATCGGCAGACGCAGGAGACGACGAGCTCTTTATCTGGAGCTACTGACCCAAACGGCCGGCAGCGTCTGAAGCGCTGCCGGCCGCGCGGCAACCACAGGGGGTTTTATGATCGCGCGCAGTGTTGGTGAGCAGTACGTGTACGTAATGCTCGAGGATCGAAAACGGCCGGAGTCCGAACAGACTCGTTTTCACTTTCAGGTGCTCGACCTGAAAACGCACGCAAAGCTGACTCGAGCGATGCAGAAGTTCATCAATCCCGACGGCACGTTCGACGTGCAAAGCGTCGACATGGGTGAGCTGACGAGCGCGTGCGTCCAGGCAATTCGCGAAGGGCTGACTGATCCCGGCTGGGAGAATCTTTGCGACCCTGACGGCGAGCAGATTCCGTTTGAGCTCGAAAAAGACGGTAAAGCGTCGACCGCGTTGCTCAAGCACTGGTTCCGCGCCGATCAGCTTCAAGAGCTGGCCGGCGTCGCGCAATCGAATGATTTTTTGACCGAGGACGACTTAAAAAACTCGCCATCGCCGCAGCGATAGCGGCGGGCGAGCTGGGCAGCCATCACGACAACGGCTGCCCGTCGTCAAAAACAAGGCGCAAGGCGCTGGGCTGTGATGATGATGCGGAGTCGCCAGTTTTTGAGGTCACTATCCCTGACGCCGCAGGCGGAACGCAGGCGCTCGAGCTTTATCGCTGCCCGTATTATTACCTGCGCGGCGACGTGCTCACGTTTTTGCGCAACGCTGCGCACTACGACAAAGGCGTGTTGCCCGAAGCGGGCGGACTCAACGATCAGCCAGCTTCGTTCGTTTACGCGCTCGAGTTCTACAACGCCGAGCTGGCTGCCTATCGCGTCAAGCGAGAGCGAGAGGAGCTGAAGCGTGGCGCGTCGTGAGCTCGAGATTCTGGTCAAAGTTCGTGATCAGATCACCAGACCGCTGCAATCTATTGCGAGACGTTTCACGCGTTTCACGACCGGCATCGCGGCGGGCTTCGCGCGCGCAACCCGGAGCCTGTTTTCCATGCGCTCGGCGCTGGTCGCGCTCGGAGGCGTCACCGCAGGCATCGGAATCTCCAAACGATTCACTGACGCAGCATCGAGTGTTGAGACGTTCAGGACACAGCTGCGCGCGCTGATTCCGGACGCGCGGCAAGCGGACGCTGCTTTAGCCGGCATCCGAGAGTTTGCAGCGAGCACGCCGCTTGAGACTGAAGAGGTCGTCCAGGCGTTCGTGCGGCTGCGGGCCGTGGGAGTGCCAGCGGCGCAAGAGGTGACTCGAGCACTCGGCGGCGTGGCGCTCGTTTTCAATCGTGATCTTCGCGACGTGGCGAGTGCGTTCGTCAGCTTCGAGACCGAGCCGCTGCGAAACTTAGGCGTCGAGCTACGCCGCACCGGCGACATTGCGACGCTGGTGTCGGGCGACATTCGAGTCGAGACCGACAACACCGCTCAAGCAATCCGACAGGGGCTGCTTGACATTTGGGAAAAGCGTTTCCCGGACGCGCTCCAACTTGGCGCGTCGACATTCCGCGGCACGCTTTCGACGTTTCGCAGTCTGATCTTCGATCTGTCGGCTGACATTGGCGAAAACCTGCTCGGGCCGCTCACCGGCGGGCTGCGGGGTATTAACGACCGCCTGATCGAGAATCGCGATCGGATTGTTGCGGCGTTCGTGCAGCTGCCGCAGTTTTTTTCGCGATTGGCTGCAAACGTGCGCGCGAGCCTGTCCTCGCTGCTGGATCCGGTCGTCGAAGGCGCTCAGACGCTCGGAGACCGCGTTTTTGCGGCGCTGGCTGGCTTCGGTGCTCAGTTCGGGTCGGTGCTGCGAGCAGGCGCTGCAACAGGCTTTCAGGCGCTGTTGCAGGTCGCGCAGGTGTCGCTGCGGCTGCTCGCCGCGACGATTGAGCGCGCTGTTTCTCAGGACAGCGGCGCGGCGATAGTGCGCGGCGTCGCGCGACTCGGACAGCTGACCGCGACAGCGCTCGGCGAGACATTCAAAGCGCTCAGCTCGATTTTGCCCGGTCTGTTGCAGACCGCTGCGCAGACTGGTTTGGCGCTGCTGCAACAATCGTTGCTCGGTCTCGGCTTTGCGGCTGAGTCGTTTGTTCGCATCCTTGCCGGCACGATCAGCTCGTTTTTTCAGGGACTGCTCGCCGACATCAGCAACACGACGATCCGCGGCGTCAACAACCTGATCGACATTATCAACGGCGCTTTGCCGGCATCGCTACAGCTGCCGCGCATTGAGCTCGAGTTTGCTGACAGCACGGAGGTCACGCGACGCACGCGTGAACAGGTTCGCGAGTCGATTGCTGCGAGCGCTGCGGCGCTTGAGGCAGAGATTGATTTTATTTTCGGTCGCATTGACGTGCCCGCCAATTTGGCGCCTGGCATTGAGGCGCTGGGCAATCAGATTGCGGACGTGGCGGCGCGGATCGGAGACGACGCTTCACTCGGCGCCGAGCTCGAGGGCCTGCGCGAGCAGCTGAACCAGCTCGGCCAGGCGCTGGGTGTCGACGAGGCCACGCAGCGCTACATCAACAGCGTCAACCAAGCCGCCGAAGCGACAAAGCAGGCGCGCGAGGAGCTTGCAGCCGCAGCCGATGCGTCGGCAACGGCGGTCGAGGAATCTACAGATCGCATTGAGGACGGATTCAACCGCCAGTCAGACGCAGCGGACGACGCAGCTGCCAAGCTAGGCAGCGCAGCGCAGCGCTCGGCTGAAATCGCACAATCGGCTGGCGAAACGATTCAGAACAGCTTCGTCAACGCGTTCGCCAACAATTTGCAGGGTGCACTGAACGGCGTGAAGTCGTTCAAAGATGCAATTAAGGACATGGCGGTCGCTGTCCTGCAATCAATCCAGCAGATCATTCTGCAAATGATTGCGCTGCGCATTGTGACCATGTTCGTCGGTGCGTTCGGCGGCGGTGCGTTTGGCGCTGGCGCGAGCGGCGGCGGAGGCGGTGGCGGGGTAAGTTTCGGCGCTGGTTCGCTTGGCTCGACAACGCTCAGCGCTCCAGCGTTTGCTAAAGGCGGAGTCGTCAGCGGCACTCAACTCGCGATCGTGGGCGACAACCCAAGCGGCCGCGAGGCGATTGTGCCGCTGCCCGATGGCCGTTCGATTCCTGCACGAATCGTTGGCGAAGATAGCGGACGCCGCGGTTTTCCTGCGGTCGTCGCAGCCATCCGCGAGCTTGGTGGCGCACTGGCGCGAGCACCGCAGGCCGCGCAAGACCTGGTGCAGCAGAACGCGCCGCAGCGCAATGTCATGCGCATCGTTGAGCGATTGGTCGGCGTGTCCGGCGAACGCGCTGACGCCGCTGGCGAACAGACACCCCAGAACCCGACGGCTGCGCGCGCGGTCGTGCAGGGTGCGATCCAAAACGCGATCAACGTCAACGTCGAACCAGCAGATTCAGCACGCGGCTCATTGCTCCCGGCCGACGTGCCGCCTGCGCGCCGGCTCGCGGCTGCCGAGCCGGCGCGCAGTGACGATGATGTGCAGGGTCAAAACCAGACCCTGACGCAATCGAGCTCAAGCGTTCTTGATCGTTTGCGTGAGGTTTTGGTCAACTCTGAGGCTGTGACGCGCGAGACGACGCGCGTGTTGACGCAGTCGTCGACGCTGCCAAGCGCGGCAAGACAACCAAGCGCCGCCGGAGCGGCGGGCGCTGGGGGTGCAGGCGGAGCGGCCGGCGAAGCCGGACGGTCCGGTGTAATCGACCGGCTGCGCGAGGTGCTCGCCAGCTCGGAGGCTGTGACCCGCGAGACAACTCGAGCGGTCGCTGGAGCTGCGGGCCGTCCCGGCCAGCCTGGCGCCGCCGGTGCGGCTGGCGCCGCCGGCGCCGCTGGTGAAGGCGGATCGGCCGGCGAAGCCGGACGG